CGCGTCTGCCGCTGGAATCTCTCTCAACGCGCAGTCTGCGGTTGCAGTAAGCACCACTGGCTCAGCGGTCAATAACACCGCGCAAACTGCCTACACCTTCTCGCTTGCTAATGCGGTCGCGGGTGATGTCGTTGTGGGTATTGAAGGCCGCGTCACTGGAACCACAGCCACGCTCAACAGCGTCACGATTGGTGGGGTTACTGCTTACAAGATCAACGAGGCCAGAAACACAACAGGCTCCAACCTTCTGACGCTTTCCCTGTGGAAAGCCAAAATTCCGGCTGGGGGAACTGTATCCGTCGTGGTGACATTCAGCGGCGCAATGATCCGCGCTGGCTGCGTCATGTTCTCCGTAGCTAATTCTGACGGAGCCGTTCCGGCCAATGCTGCCGTCAGTAGCGGAAACAGCGCTACTGGTGCGGTGTCTGCCTCTGCGCTGACTGTGCCGTCAAATGGTGCGGCTGTCGTCTTCGCGGGCCTGCTCAGTGTCAACACAGGCACAGCGGCAGTTGCACCGACGAACTACACGACCGACCTTGCCCCTGTTTCGATCAGTTCGTCTACGGCGTGTTTCATGACCGGAGGCCACGACACAACGGCGGGGTCGCGCGCCTATACAGCCACCTTCACGGGCGACACGCCCACGGCTGCGAGCATTGCCGCCGCAGCGTGGGGAATGCCGTAGGTCACCACTGCCGGTTAGCGCAGTCGTCTTCTGTTTCTGGCTTGTCTTTGAACAGGATGAAGAAAAGCTTTCGGCATAGATGTCTTACAATTCGCACCGGGGCACCTCAAAAAGCGCCTTCTACTACCCTAAGTATTTCGAAAAGGAAACCCTCTAATTGCCTCTCGACCTTTCCAAACTTACTGACGCGGTTACTCAGGTAGCCGTCCTCGCCTCCTCGGTTGCCTCCGTGGCCGCTGAGCGTGACGTTGCCAAAGCAGCTGCCTCTGCGGCCCAAGCAGACCTCGTGACCGCACAGGCTGACGTTGACGCGCTCACCGCCAAGCTCCTCTCGGCCGCGCAGACCCCTGCGGAAGCCGTGGGTATCGCTGCGGTCTCTGCGGCCCTCGCTGTAGCGCCTGCGGTGGCCTCGGGCCCCGTTGACCCCGTCTCTCCTACCCAGCCCGCAGTCGCAACTGTCCCGGTTGCTCCGGTGGCTGTGGGACTAGCTGACACTATGGCCCAAGTTGCCGCCAAGATGGCTGCTTCGGCTAGCTAAAAATATCCCCCTAGGAATCCTTAATTGGACCCTAGGGGGATTTTTGTCGTCAATGCAATTTGCTCGCTGGTGTTTCGCTAGCTAGCCGGAAGATGCACCCATGCACGTAGCTGACCGTCGCTGCGACTTCGTCGTGCGTGGTCTCCGGGTGCTCCTCCATGTACGTCTCGATAACCTCGGCTAGCTCTACGACTAAGTCGCCGCAGTCGAAGGTTTGCAGCTTCACTTACGCTTGCCCTTGCCGGGTGCCTTGAGTTGCTGTTGGTACTCCGCGTCTATCCGCGCTGTGGTAGGCGCGTCCAACGGGGCTACCTCCTGTACCGGCAGCAGCACAAGGAACGCCGTCAGAAGCTCCTCAATACGCAGCAGTGCATCCAGCGTCTGCTGCTCCAGCCGCCTGTCGTGATAGGGCGCGTGTTCGCGTTCGCGTTCGTTCATTGCTTCAGCATCCTTGTTTCAAATTCCATGTTGAGGGCGCGGGCCAAAGCTTGCGCCTCCCCTTCCTTGAGTTCGTCGGTGACCACATGGGCCGCACAGACGACAACGGACCCACGAGGGGTCCGCACGACGCTGTAGGGCGGCTTGATTTCTTCAGGCTTCATTGACCACCTCTGCCCTGTTCACCTTGGCAACCAGACCCACAGCGACCACCACGGACACCGCAGTCCCCGCAGCCAAGTAGTGATCCAGATACGGAGCGGCCCACGGGTCAGAGGCAATGATGCCCCCGGCAACCCAAGCCAACAGGGCGCCACCGGCCCACACGAGGACCGGGAAGCGCCCAATGATCTGCGAGATGATGGTGGCGCCCGCGATAACCAGCGGGATCGACAGGAGGACGCCCAGCGCCATCAGCAGCATCGAACCGTGAGACAGCGCAGCAATGGCCATGACGTTGTCGAGGCTCATGCTGGCGTCCGCAGCTGCGATGGTGGCGATAGCGGCCCACAGGGTGACTGCGGGCTTCAGGGAGCCCTCGCCGTCGTCATCGCCCATGACGAGCTTAGCTGCCACGTAGAGCAGGAAGACGCCGCCCAACATGCTGAGCCCAGGTACGCCAAGGAGCGCAGCGGCGAAGAAGGACATGCCGACACGCAGGCCGATAGCGGCCACGGTGCCTCCGATGATGCCGCACTTCTGCTGATTAGCTGGTAGCTGACGGCTGACCATCGCGATAACAACCGCGTTGTCGCCGGACAGCAGCAGGTCGATCCATACGATACCGAGAAGTGCGGCCCAGAACATAGTATCCATAGTGGTTCCTTTGAATTTACGGCAGTGCGTATTCGATCTGCTCTAAGGCATCGAATGCTGCCAAGTCCTGCAACGAGGGCGGCGCTTGGTCTACGTACTCTTGATACGCAAGCCTGCGCCGCTCCTGTTTGCACATCTCAGCCAGATACCTGACAGCGTAGTCAGGCATCCGCAGTGTGACCAATTCCATCAGGCAACCAGCGCCTTGATCTTGTCAGCGACGTCGTAGGCACGCTTCTGTGCAGCGCGGGCGGCCTCAGCGGCAGCTTGGGCAGCAGAGGCGGCAGCGATGTGCTGCTCATACTCGGCGCCCTTGGCCTCAACAGCGGCCTCCAGCTTAGCTACGGTGTTGGTGAAGTTCGAAATGATGGCTTCAACATCGTGCTCGACGCCGACGAAGAAAGCCTTGATCTTGGAGAACATGTGTTCGCTCCGTTTATGCGTTGTAACGAGGCACGCAGATGGCGCCCCATGTGGTTTGCAGGTCGCCGCCCGTGCAGAGCTTGAGTGGCCTTTTCTTGGTCCCATGCGGGACGTGGTAGCCGTGCGGATACCGGATTGTGCAGGAAGGTCCTGCGTAGGCAGCTGAAACGAAAACGAGGGCCACAAGGGCCCCCGCGAATAGTCGGCGCAGCATAAGCACGCTCCTAGCTAGCGGCCCTCGACCACAGCCCATACGCAGAGCATGGCTACCGCGAGGGCGGCAAAGGCGAGAATGTCAGCCGTGCTCACGACAGCAGCTTCTTGGCATCAAGGTTCAGCAGGCCGCCGATGCCGGTCAGCACCACCATCTCCTCGGGGCCAATGCCCCCTTGGTCCGCAACGTCCGCAGCGATCAGGAACACGTCCTGACGCACGGTCGCATCACGGGCTACGAGGGCTTCGATGTTGCGCTTGTTCTCCATGCGGCCCGCACGGGTCTTCGCGCGGATCAGGGCGAGCCCGTAGGCATCGCTGATCTGCGTGGAGTTGAACGAAGCCGAGACGATGGAGTTCGACTGCATACCCTTGATGGCGGCATCAACCTCGCTGTCTTCGACCACGCCGTCGGCGGCGGTCACGTTGGCCGCAGCGGAGGCAACGCCCTTGAGGAACGCATCGTCGCCCACGTAGCTGTTGATCTTGGAGCGGGCGTCAGAGAAGATTTTCGAGAAGAGACCCATAGTAATGTTCCTTTCAGAAGAACCAGCGTTTTATTGAGTAGCCGCGTGAGATTTTCACAGCGACGGAAACGATGAAGACCACGCCCAAGAAGTCGAGGACGTGGTTAGCTAAGACGGCAACGATCATGAGATGCTGGCTTCTTCCATAGCTGCCACAGCGGCGTAGATGACCAGCAGCACTCCAGACGTAATAAAGCCTGCGGTGAAGCCGCCCTCGACAAGCGCCGCCAAGGTAAGCAAGGCGCTTCCGGCGAAGTAGATTTTGCTCGGTGTCATGGTGATTTCTTCAGTCCTCGTTTGATCCAGTTGAGTAGCTTGGGATTGTCGCGGAAGAGCGAGATAAGGCCCTGCTCGAAAGCCACCACAACCACCTCCTCCTCGTAGCCATCAGGCTCAGAGGGGGTTAGCTCCTTGTCATCGTGAATGACGTGGAGCAGCTCGTGGATCACTGTGCCCACAAGGCGCTCGGGAGATTGGTGGTTAGCTGGCCAAATAGTTATCTCGGCTTTGTCGAAGTTGGTCTCTCCGTAGTCCTCACTAGGACCGGGATCGACCTTGATGCGCCAATCGTAAGCACCAACCTTGATCCTGCGAGGAAGCGTCTTGAGGACGGCTTCCACATCAGGGGTCATTGTTACTGCTCGGTGTCCATGTGGAGTTCTTTGAAGTACGCCACGGAGCCATCAGGGAAGTAAGCCGACACGCGGGCGTCGGTGATGAGCATCTTGACGCCAAAGGACTTCAGGATGCCCTTGAGGCGCTCCGCGACTTCCTCGCCAGTGAGCTTAGGTGCGGTTTCGAAGTTGATTGCGTTGTTCATGTATTCTCCACTGCCTTGTTGAGAGCATCGATCAGGTCGTAGACTTGGCCAAACGTTAGCTCGACCACGTCAGCCCGATCCGACAGGTTCTCTTGTTTGATGATAAGGGTTTCGTCGCCGCGGCTTTTGAAACGCCTAGCCCACCACACGTCCAACAGCGGAACGCCCGGGAGCGCCTTGGCCCCCGGGGTCTTTGCGATTTCTGCTGCTGGAATTTGGTAGCTAGTGCCGTGCGCGTCCCGATTAACGAGACAGGCCATCTAGCTTCACTCGCTCGGGCTTGAAGATGGCGCGGTTGATCGCCATGAAGCCTTGCTCGATATGCGTCCGGCCGATAGAGAGCCAACGCTGATCCAAGGCTAGCTCATGCGGATTAGCGGGGGCATCAGGGCCGCGCATAGTCGCCAGTTCGTCCAGTATGCGCAGAACCTGTTCCTCCACCTGCTTGTTACGGTTGACCAGACTGACAGCGATGTCCTTCTGGGAACGATAGCCAGCTACAGGGAGCCCTTGGTGTTCGGTCATTTGCCTGCCTTCAGTGTCTCGTGGATGTAGCCCTGCACGTTGAACAGCAGGCCCAACAAGTCCTCTCGGGACACTGTCCCCGCGCGGTGGTTCTTCCACACGGCGAAGAAGTGGCGCCACATGCTCTTCATGTAGGCGTCAAGCGGTATGCCCTTTTGCCAGTTGTCGCTGTCACGCATGGAGCCGTCAGGCATCTTGCGCTTGCCGTGCATGTACTTTGCGAACTCCTCCATAACGAGAGGCGAGAAGAAGCCTTCGAAGTCCAGCTTGTTCTCGTCGGTGTCCCGGGTTGCCCCGGTGGAGAACGTGCGGACCAGCGGGGACGGGGTGGCTGCTTGGTTCAGGCTGTCCTTGTAGAAGGTGCTCCCGAAGAACTCTTTGTCCGTCATCAGTCGATAATCCCCAATGCTTGCAGCGCCCCAACGGTGCGCGCGGCTGACGTATGAATGATGTAGGTTCCGCCCTTAGCTATCCATGCCTCGCGGTTCACCGCCCGGTCATCAATCAGGATGTCACCGGGCTTGCAATAGTTGGGCTTGTCCTTGGTGAAGCAGGTGATGACATCAACATAGTCGCCAAGGTGGTGATCTACCCACGCGCGCTTCTGCCACGCGACCTTGTCGCCGTTGGTGCTCGGGATCGCAGTGAGGATCACAGGATCGAGGTGCTCTACTTCGCTGAATAAGGCGCAGGCGTCCGGCATTTCATCAAGGTTGCGGAAGAAGTTCGGTTCCTCGTTGATCTTGTCCCAGAACTTGGCGCTGCCCCAGACGAACTCGTACTTGTAGATGTTGTCGGTGCCCATAGCGGCGCCCGCTGCCTTGTCGAAGTCAGCTAAGACCCCGTCAAGGTCGAGATAGAGTGTCATTCTTGTTCCTTGAGTAGTAAATCAGTTGAGCAAGCCAAACGGTGTTCACGGTGACCAACCACAGACCGCCAGAGAACGAGAACCACTGAGCTAAGCTGGGGTAGTAGAATAAATTCCACATGCCCCACGATGCGAAGAACGCCGTGTGCGGCCAACTCACGCCGCGCACCATCTTCTCTCGATGCAGCTTGACGACGCTCAATAGAATGGCGAACCCTCCGAGGGTCTCAAACAGGCCGTTGATTAGGTCGGCGTCCATAAAATCGGTTCCTTCTTCTTCTTGTCCCAATCGTCCCAGCGGAGAATGCGGGCCAAGCGGGCGTTGCGGAGTGCGTCTTCTTCGGTCAGCTTCTTCTTCTCGTAGGCCGCGACGATTGCGGGCCACGCCTTCTCCATGCTGAAGCGGGTATGGTCCGTGCCGTTGAACGCTCCCTGCACGTAGCAAGCAGTCAACAGCTTCTGTGCCCCAACAGGCCCCATGCCCGGACAGCCCTTGAAGCCGTCCACGGCATCCCCGGTCAGCGTCTGGAACATGTGCCAGTAGTCGGCTTCGTCCTTGGTGACGCCAAGCATCTTGTCCCCTGTCCAGATATTGGCAGGGATCGTTTTCATGTCTTTGTCCTGGCTGACGATGATGCAGTCTGCTCCCGGCTTGGTAGCTAGGATGCCCATGACGTCATCGGCCTCTAGGCCCGGGAATGCTTGGGTGTTGTAGGTGTCGTTGGCTTCCTCTCGGAGCGCCGAGTAGCACAAAGGTTTTCGCTTCTCCTGTCGGCTCGCCTTGTAGGAAGGATCGATAGCTAGCCGGAAGTTTGGCGTCTCATAGGTGCCGGAGAAGCAGAGCTTGATGTCCTGCGTTCCGAACTTCTGCGCGAGCTTGTCGATAGAGCCCGCGAAGTCATCCCAACACGCTTCCCTGTTCGCCTGTAGAACGTGGTTGTGGGCGTCCCAACGAATGTCGATTTCGTTAGCTACGCACGCCCTGAAGAGATACTCGTCGCCGTCGATAAGCAGGGTGGTCATGCGAGCACCCCCAGCATCTTCTGTACGACACCCATAGCTGCCGCGCGGTTCATATCCATCTGGATCAGCAGTTCGCCGTCCCGGTAGAAGCTGACGGTTACCTTGTCGTCAACGCGGGTGACCTGTACGTCAAACTGGCCCCCCGCGTACTCATGATAGCCATCCATCAGTCGAAGAGCCGCGTGCCCTCGACCCACTCGTGGACCCGGGGCTGTTCATCGAACGCTGCGGACTCAGCTGCGCGAAGCTCGGCTTCCGCACGGCCATCCTCGTAGCCATCGTCGTAGCTATCGGCGGCGCCGTCGTTGTAGCCTTGGTCGTAGCCAGTGTCCTTGCCGTCATTGTAGCCCGCGTCGTAGGCTTCCATTTCTTCGTCTTCGCGTGCCTCAGCCTCAGCCGCACGGCCAGCCTCGTAGCCCTCGCGGCGCGCAGTCTCCATCTCGGCGTCGTGGTCATCCACCAGAGACTGCAACTGCTCCAGCGTCAGAATGATGTATTTCATGGTTTCCCTCGTTTAGAAGTAACAACCCCTTGCCCGTAATGCGCCAATCACGGCCGAACGTGTGCGGGGTAATCTGTGTGGTGATGAGGCCCAAAGACGCAGCCATAGCTACAAGGTCCGCATCTCTGCGGGCTGTGTTGCTCTGGATCGCTAAGGGCTTGACGTAGACGATTTGCAGAAGGGCGTGCAGGCGGACCATTAGTGGGTGTCCGCCCAGCTATCCCCAATGCTGTATTCGCTATCGAGACGAATGCGGAAGCCGTAGGGCTCCCCTGCTTTCTGCGCGCACGCTACTAGCGTCTCGCCAACAAAGTCAGCGTATTGCTCGCGACAGGCCACTTGGTATTCGTCGTGGACCCACGCCGCGAAGAAGAAGTCTTCCCCGGGCTTGATGAAGCCTGACAACTCGTCAAAGGCGTTGCAGCCCCACTCTTTGCAGAGGATGGCGCCTGCGTTCTGGATCAGCGTATTCAGCGCTGCGAACTCCTTTCGCAACGGGATCAGCCGCCCATCCAGACCCTTGACCGCACCACGCTCAGCAACCCGTTGGGCCAGCTGTTTGTTGAGGTCTTTGTAGCCGTCGATGCCTTCAGAGAACCGCTTGCGGGCCTTACCGCCCACGGACTTTAACTGTGCCTCGCTGGGGGCGAGGTTGTCACCAAAGAACTCCCTGTAGATGTCGATGCCCTCTTGCCCCGCGTTGCTGCGGGCATTCAGGAGAGCTTCGTGAATGATAGTCCCAGCTTTGACGTCTCCCGCCCCGTAGACGGTGGCATAGACGAACACCTTGGCGCAGTCTTCTCTAAGGATGATGTGTAGCTGGTTGTGCTTATCTCGCGCCGTACCGGACGGAAGAAGTCCAAGCGCGATAACAGTAGCCCAATGCGGATCGCCTTCAAGAAGCGTGCGACCATAGGCCCCTCCGTCGAAGTATGAGAGATAATGAGCTAGGCCACGCAACTCCAAGCCCTGCATATCGGCGCCCACCAGCTTGAAGCCAGCGGGCATCTTGAACAGGGACCGGAATTGGGAGCCGTAGGGTTTCTTAGCTGACGGGACTTGAGCCAAGTTTGGTGAGTAGTGAGCGGCCCGCCCCGTGATGGTCCCCATAGGGTTGAGGCGTCCATGTATTCTCCCGTCGTCTTGCACTGCTGCCATGAGGCTCTGTTTGGAGCCGGTCAGCTGCGAGAGGCGCTTGCTGAGCATGAGATACTCGCCAACGCCCTGTAGCTCTGGAAACTTGGCTACCGCGCCCTCAATGGTCTCCTCGTCCAACAGAGGGCTACCGCCGTCCGTGAACTTGGTGGGCTTCCATCCGCGCTCCTTGAGCACCTTGGCGATGTGGGCCCGCGAGCCCGGGTTGAACTCGACGGTCTTCAGCTTGATAAAGCCGACGCCCTTCTGATACCCGCGCTTCTTGTCGTCCTTCTTGGGGACGAACCACGCCTTAGCTGGATCAGGGGAGATAGGTTGCTCCCACGAACCGAACTCAGCCTTCAGCTTCTGTTCTAGCTGGTGCTGCTTCTCCAGCAGCTCGACGTGCAGGGCCCCAGCTGCCCTCATGTCAAAAGGGAAACCGGACTCCTCGATATGGTCGCAGACCGTAGCTATGCGGTGCTCAAGCACGATAGCTTTCTGCGGGTACTTGTCGGGATTGAACTTCTTGTAGAGCAGGAAATTCAGGTTCACGTCCTGCATCATGTAGTCCAGCATCTCTTGCGAGAAGATGGACCAAATGAACCGCTGGATAGCTACCTCGTCGGTGTAGCCAAGCGCCACAGCCTCCTTGCGCTTCTGCTCGGCATAGTCGCCCTTGTGCTCCCCAAGCCGGTAGCCCCACGAGGCAAGCGAGTGCTTCCCTTTGTACTCTGCGGGAACATCGTCCCTCAGTGCATCGTCGGCCTTGAGTGCCGGGTAGAGTAGCCGCGACACAATGAGCGTGTCGGTGACCTTCTGTCCTGCCTTGGGCTGGAAGCCTACCAGCTTCTTCATCGCCGGGATGTCGAACGACTTGATGTTGTGGCCAATCAGTTCGTCGGCGTCTTGGAGCCGCTTGATGGCATCAGCTACAGCTGCGGGGCCGTAGGAGCTAATGGTCTCCTCGTCTACGTCAGTGATGCCGATACAGTGGATTTTGGTAGCTGCGTAGAGAAGGCCGTCTGTTTCGATGTCGAAGAGAAGCCTACTCACGGCCCCTCCGCTTCAGCATTTCGTCTGCGTGGCTGTATGCCTCGTCGGCCGCAACACGGGGCGTCCAACCAGCGCGGGACACGATGGCCCCAAGCGCCTGCGCAGCGAAGTAGTCGCGCAGGGTCATGTCGGGGACCAATGATGGCTGTGGTGGTGGAAGGGTCCATGTATGCGTGTTTGGGTTCGGGTAGTACCCGGGATAAGGATGGTCACCCACACTCATCACCACGTCCTCCACAGATGGTCCGCAATAGCCACATGGCGCACAAAGGCAACCATATCCTTACGGCGATACGCCTTCACCGCCTGTTCCCCGTGCCAATCGGCAGCGTTAGAACGGCGCGTCATCGTCTGCCGCTGCTCCTGCGGGATCGAAGCACTCAGGTCCTGCAACTTCATACTGTCCTCTCTTTACATTCCATTTGAGCCGATCCGCCTCCCCGGTCTCTCCGGTGATGCGGCATTTGAGCGAGCGCATCTGTGCGAATAGCTTTTGCTCGTTGTCCTGCTGGTCCCTTTCGAGACCTAGGACGTTGAAGCTAAGCTGTTCGATAGCTGCGGAGCCGCGCATGTCAGTGAGGCTGATAGCGTCGCCTTCGTTGTAGTTCTTGCCGCGCTTCAGATGCACAACGGCAATCACGCCAACGCCCGTCTCCTTGACGAAGCTAGCTAGCTTGGTCATTAGGATGTCGATGTCTTTGCGTTCGTCGTTGGTCTCGTTGCCGCTGTGAACTATGCTGATGTGATCAAGCACGATGAACCGGCACCCACTCGCGGCCATAAACCGCATCATGGTCAGCAGCCTCTCGGATTCGAGACTGCCGAAGTGGTCGTAGAAGAGCATCCCGTCCCAGACCACAGCGGCTAGCGCTGCGTCCCAATCCTTGTCGCTGATGGACTCCGGATTAGCTAAGACGTTCTTTAGGGGAATACCCTGATGCAGTGCGACGTAAGCGGACACACTGGTATCGTTGTCTTCCTCAAGATAGATGTTTCCGATTTTGAGCTTGTGCTCTGTTCGGAGGTGGTAGGCGATGTGCCTTGCGATAGTTGACTTGCCGATACCGCTACCGGCGCAGATTGTCGTAACCTCTCCATCTCGGAGCCCCATCCACATTTCGTCTAGCTTGGGCCAAGGCAGCTTGAAGCCAGCACGCCGCTTCTTCTTCAGCCGCTCCTTGGTGAACTCGCGTCCCTCGCGGATGCCATCGGGCCTGTAGTCCTTCGCGTCATAGTAGGCGCGCACAAGGGCTTGAGGTCCATGCTTCATCAGGCAGTCGTTGGCGTCCTTGCAATCCTCGGGGAGCCGGACAATCTTGACCTTACCAATCGGCAATAGCTGGCAGGCTAGCTCAAGAGCTTTTTGTCCTGGCTCGTCATTGTCAAAGCTGAGGTAGACCGTGTCGAAGGCGCACAGCTGCTCGTAGTGCTTCAGGATAGCCTTGCGCACGGAGCCTGCCCCGTTCGGCAGCGAGCCTACGGGGTACTTGCAGTCCCAAGCTTGCCAGAATGACAGCGCGTCAATCTCGCCCTCGGTCAGCAGCACGCTACGGCCCTTCGACGGCCACAGCCAGCTAAGGTAAATCGGTGGGTCCTTCGCGTCCCCGATCCACGAACCCTTACTCTCGGGAGTGCGGAACTTCTGAGCGATCAGTTTCCCGCCGCTGTCCCGCACGTTCATGATGTGGGTTTTGGTGTCTCGGTCGTACTGGTAGCCAGCCTTCCGGAGCGTCTCTTCCTTGAGAGAACGTGACGCCATCGGGAGAAACTCTCCCCGCCGCCACTCGCCGCTAGCTACCTCTGGTGTTTCGCCGTCAGCCTTGAAGTAAGTCTCACACGCAAAACAATACCCGGACCCATCATCATAATGAGCCCGGGCATTGCTGGAGTTACACTTCTCGCAAGGCCCAGAATTGAGCCATGCCATTCAGATCAGGCCGCCAAAAAGTAACGGCTGTACTGGTGACCCGCCGCGTCCTTGCGAACATCGGTCACGATGTTGAAGCCCTTGCGGCGAAGCCGGTAGATAACGTCAGAGAGGCGCGTGATGTTGTAGACCACTCGGCTCTCAACGTCGCTGATGCTGCTGCGGCGCGTCAGATGGCCAAGAACGACCTTCTGCTGCGGGCTGAGGTTCATAGCGGCGACAAGGTTAGTATGCGTCATGTCTTCTTCGTCCTCTTCTGTTGTTGGTGTTACTCGTTGAACCATGCTGCGGGGATGGACTTGTCGGAAAAGAGAAACCCATGATCAGCGCACCACTTGCCGTAGGTGGTCTTTGAGGTCTTGCTGATGGTGGTTTTCGACCGACTGAAAACAAAGCGCACTTCTGGTGCGCCCTGCTCTTTAAGCAAAACGTGCTTTTGTCTGTCTTCTGTTAGGAACCGGCCTTTGGTCTCGACGTAGAAGAACGAACCGTCTTTGCGAAACAGCTTAAAATCGGGTGTGTATTTAGAGCCGCGCTGCGGCCACACGTAGCTGATCTTATCTGTCTCAAAGAGAACTTCCTTCCCGGCAGCTTCGATTTGCTTAGCTACCGTTTCCTCAAGGCCACTGCGGTACCCATAGAGAATCCCCCGCTTCGCAGCGGTGGTTGGGCGCGTCATTGGTTAGAAAGCCTCGTCGTCCGCGCTATTCGCGGTGGCCGGATCGAAGGGAGACTTAGCCTCAGCTTCAGCCGGGGCCACATAGCCTTCTTCTTCCTCGAACGGGCTCACGCCGTTGCCACCACCACGCTCCAGCTTCTTCACCATGACGGCGTTGAGGTAGAGCTTGATGCCGCCGCCGAGACCTTCGTAAACGAACGGCGACACGTTGGTCTTCAGGACCGAACCGCCACCAATCTTCACGCCCTCGGGGAGCTTCTGGTTCTTGCTGTCGAACAGCCCGGGCGGATACTCCTCGCCGGTGCTGACCATCAGCGTGAGTTCGCCGGTCTTCTTGTCTTTCTTCCACGGCCAGTTAGCCACAGACTTCAAGCCAGCTTCCTTAGCCAGCTGCTTCAGCCATGCGTCAACCTTGCGGTGGTCTTCGTCGGTGAACTTGAGGCGCGTGTTGAACGTGCGCTTCGGGTCTCCGCTCGCCTGCCCCTTCGCATTCTTCGGCTGATAAACGTCAACTTCGTTCAGCTTGGGAAACACAGCGATAGCGTCGGGGAGCGTCTTATTAATTCGTGCCATTATGTACTTTTAGTAAACCAGTCAGTTAAGCCTCAGTGTGTGATGATGCGTTGGGACCGCATCGGGGAGACATGGCACGCCCTCTCCGATACGGTCCCTGTTCGTCGTTCATTCGTGGAAGTGCCAAAAGCCCGGGACCATCCACTCGCAAGCGGAGGGGCACGCCTCGCAGCCGTAGCCAGTTAGCTGGTACGTCACGGTACCGTCGTCCCAATAGGTGATGTCGTTTTCCGCGTACATCAGAACCCCGCGTCGATCAGGGCATTGGCTAGCGCCTTTGCCTGTTGGGCGTTGAGAGTGACAGCGGCTATGGTCCCGTCAGACACGGTGATCACAACGCCATCCTGCCACTTGGGGAGCACAGCTACGCGGATGCAGCCGCCGTGCTCGTCAGTCAATTCCGTCACGTCGTCGTTCATCTGATGCTCGATGTTGTTGGTTGATAGTTACGGATTGCTCGCACCTGATAGCGGCGTTGCTGCCTCAGCCAGCGCCACTCCTTCAGGTCCGCAAGGGAGACAACCGGCTTACCGGCTATCTCCTCAAGCAGATGGTCGAGGCGGCTTCCATCGTGTCTTCCGCAATGCGTTCGAAGTTGTCGGTCGAAGTGTTGTTCATGGTATTAGTTCCCTATGTGTGACTAATTAGGCAAAGGCATACTTCGCCCGGTGGACTTCGGTTAGCTCCAATTCACCTTTCGACGGAAGCGGCGGCAATCGCTTTTGGTTTGCTTCCGACAACTGAGCGCTTGCTGTAGTACGTAAGGTGGATAATTGGTCATCCCCTTGATACATCAACACAAACTGCTCTCGAATGATCTGGTTGAACCTGTCAGCATGTGCCGGAAGGCAACCAAAGGAGTCATGGACAGTAACGATGTCCGTGATCCCTTCGTCGGCGCAAGCGCCCACGGTTAGCAGCAAATGGGCCGCGTCCAGCGAATGGACCCAATTAGGTGCAATCGACTGCTGGCACTTCCGCTTCAAGAGAGGCGCTTCGTTGCCGGTAGCTACAACAAGCTGTAGGCGCTCGTTGTGCAGCCATAGCTCAAGCGTCTTCGTCTTGGATGCGTGGTAGCGGTTGATGCACGGGATGCCTGCCGGTGTCACCCAGCGAACCGGCTTCCCCTCGTGGGCCATAACGCCCGCTACAGCCTTCAGGAAGTCCATAGCCTCTGCGGGCTTGCGGACTACCTCAGTGATGGCCGCGTAAGCCACACGGCCCATGTAGCGCGATGCTGCCGCCTGATCCTTGACGGTCCCGAAGTGGTGGGGCGTCTTGTTGCGCACGGCATCGGCTTGCAGTGGTGCCATCAGGTCATCAAAGAACTGATCGCCCATCCCGTTAGCCTCGGAGCTATAACAGAACGTCATGGTCGAGCGCTTCAACAGCTTCCTGTCGAT